AGTTCATCGTTTTCGATCGTGCGAATATGGGTGGTGATATCATCCCACAGGATCCCGTAGCACTCCTGAATGTGGGGATACTGCAGGGTCAGATAGTTCTCATCTGCGGCGGGTTCAGCCTGAGGCCGGGAGCCATCTCCACGCAGTGTAACGGTAAAGCTGCCTGCGTCCGCCTGCTCGCACAGAGCGGTGAACGCAGCGGGATCATGGATCGCAGTCTCGGAGAGCATCTTGCGGTTCATGTCGATGCCGGCCAGCTTCAGGCCGTGCATAAAGGTGGAGTAGTTCATGCCGTTGGCCTTGCAGCCGGCGCTGATACGGGTGATCCAGAGCTGACGGAAGTCTCTCTTCTTCTGCTTGCGGCCAACGTAAGCATAGCGGCCGGACTTCATCATCTGCTGGTTGGCCATCTTGTAGTGGCGGGACTTGTTGCCCCAGTAGCCCTTAGCCAGACCGAGAATCTTTTTTCTATGTTTGCGCGTCATCATCGCGCCTTTGACTCTTGCCATTGTTGTTTCCTCCTATTGTGCGGTCAATCCTTATTTATAAGGAATCATTTTTCTGATGGTCGCTTCAGTAGTCGCATCCGCATAAGTGGTGGAACGCAGACGACGGCAGCGCTTGGTGTCCTTCTTCGTGAGAATGTGGCTCTTGAACGCATGGGCACGCTTGACCTTGCCGTTCTTGGTGAGATTGAATCTCTTTTTCGCGCCACTGTGAGATTTCAGTTTGGGCATTGTATTGGCTCCTTCCTTGGTTTGCTTACTTCTTATTATTGGTGTTCTGCGCCTTGGGCGACAGGAACATAGACATATTGCGCCCCTCGAGCTTGGGCTGCTTGTCGAGGTTGGCGATATCCGCGCACTTGGCAGCGAAGTCGCGCAGCAGCTGCTCGCCGATGTTGGTGTGTGCCATTTCACGGCCGCGGAAGCGGATGGTCACCTTCAGGCGGTCGCCGCCCTGCAGGAACTTCTGGCCGTTTTTCAGCTTGGTGTTGAAGTCGTTCTCGCCGATGCCGGGCGACATGCGGATCTCCTTGACTTCGATCACATGCTGATTCCTTCTGGCCTCCTTCTCGCGCTTGGCCTGCTCAAAACGGTACTTGCCGTAATCCATGATTTTGCAGACCGGCGGATTCGAGCCCGGAGCGATCTTCACGAGGTCGAGGTCTTTTTCAATCGCGATCTCGAGCGCGGCAGCAGAGGACATAATGCCCAGCTGCGCACCGTCGGCGCCGATGACGCGGACTTCCTTGTCGCGGATTTCTTCGTTGATCTGATAGTTTGCAGTTGCGATACGAACACACCTCCATTGGTTGCATCGGGAGCGATCGCTCCAGAACAAAAAAGCACGGATGCCAAACACATCCGCGCGCATAAAACACATACAGCCCCCGTGGGGAGCAGGTTTTATTGACCGCGGACCGCCTTTGCGGCCGGGTGAGGCAGTCCATAGGACGCCCACTTTGTTGTCAGCTTTTATACTATAGCAGTCTCCACGCGGTCTGTCAAGTATTTTCTGTGTCAAAGCGCAAAAATGTGAGGAGTAGTATTAAGTTGCAAGGTTCAAATGAGCCTTCGCAACTTATTTTTTTACCACGGAGGACCCTAAAAATGAAGAAAATGACTATTAGAAAAATGCTTGAAAGAATCGTCGTCGCAACTAACAAACGCAGAGCGAAGAATATAGTTCTGGTCAGCACCGACGGCGAAATCGTGGAAGCGGAATTCGCTGTGGACCTGATCCGAACACTGACAGACTGGAATATCCTGTGGGAAGTAACCGTCATTTCTGAAAAGTTTTACGAAGACCGTTTCGTCGTAATCTTCGACCCAAACATTAAACAGGTCAACGGCGATCCTGACAAGGGCGATACGTGGTTATAAGGCCGCAAGCAGAAAGGAGCGTGAGAACGTGGCAGTTTATAAGTCTATCACCTTCGACAACAGAAAGAAAATCGCGGCCCTGTACGCGAAAGGAATGTCCATTTCCGACATTTCTGACGAAGTGGGCGTCGCCCTTCGAACACTGTATGTCGAACTGAAACGCGGCGCGACTGGGAAACTGGATCAGAACCAGCGACCGGCCTATGATCCGGTACTGGCACAAAGAACCTACCAGGAAAACATTCGCCGTCGCGGCAGTGGTCCGAAAAGAAAGGAGGTCAAGAAATGACACCGGACAGAGCAACCAGGCGGAAACGACGCCGAATCCGTCTGGCGATCAGAAGGACGTCAGCCCTGGCGGCGGCTATTGCCTTCTTCTTTGCCTGGGGAACGATCGGCGCCATAGAAACCGACGCGGTGTCCCTGGTAGAAGGAACGGTCAGAACCTTCGGCCTTCTGTTCATTGGAACCGGCTTCGCCTTTGTAGGTGGCGCCTTCCGAAATCCTACGGAAAGGAGGTCAAAACATGAAGTACACTGCGACACTGTCGGCCGTCCAGGTCGGACAAGCCGTCAAAAGTCTTCTTCTGCTTGGTGAACGCAAGATCACCATTGAAGAAACAGAAAAAGACCGTTTCGTCGTCACCACAACAACCGAAACGGCCCTTTCAAAAAAGTCTACGAACAGTATATCACGAAAAGGAGTGAAAAACAATGGCTAAACTGAATTTTTATGACACCGACGCCGTGAAGGCGTTCGTCCTGGATATTTTAATCGAAAACGCTGAACTGAAAAGCGATCTGGACTATGAAAAGAAGTGTTCGAACGACTGGTTCGACCGCTACAAGAAAGCCGATCAGCAAGTGAAAGACCTTGAAGCGAAGGTCGCTACCCTGGAAGGAGGTTCCGAAAATGAATAACACCCTGTACGAAATCACTGACAAGTATTTGAAGGTCCTTGACAACCTGGAAATCGACGAAGAAACCGGCGAAATCCTGAACGCCGAAGAACTGGACGAACTGTCCGGAGCCTTCGAAGAAAAAAGCGAAGCTGTCGCTTGCTACATCAAGAATTCCGAAGTCTTTATCGGCGACCTGAAAGCCGAAGAAGCCAACCTGGCAAAGCGCCGCAAGCAGACCGAAAAGCGAATCGACTATTTGAAGAATGTCCTGACCGCGTGTCTGGACGCCGCCGGCCGTGACAAGGTCGAAACCACAAAGGTTCGCGTTTCCTTCCGAAAGTCTGTGGCCGTAAGCATTGACGACGAAAAAGCCCTTCCGGCTGACTTCGTTGTTGAAACCGTTACAACGAAACCGGACAAGACCGCGATCAAGAAGGCGATCCAGTCCGGCCAGGAAGTGTCCGGCGCTTCCCTTGTGGAGAACCGAAACCTTCAAATCAAATAAGGAGGAACCGCAATGAAAGAACTTTCGATTCCCCTTCTTACCGAACAAGACATTGACTGTCGCGTTCAGTCGGTCAGCAAAGCAAAGACCGGCCGCGTCGGCGCCGTCCTTCTGCTTTACAAGGACGCGCGCGTCGATATGCGAATCCTGGACCAGGTCTTCGGGCCTGGCAACTGGCAGAGAACCCACGAAGTAATCAATGGAAACCTGTTCTGTAATATCGACATCTGGGACGACGAAAAAAAGACCTGGGTCAGAAAACAGGACGTCGGAACAGAGAGCAACACCGAAAAGGAAAAAGGCCAGGCGTCCGACAGCTTCAAACGTGCCGGCTTCAACGTCGGGATCGGCCGCGAACTTTATACAGGCCCTTTCATTTATGTCGAACTGGCTGACGGTGAATTCTATCCCGAACGCCAGGGCCAGAAGGAAGTCTTCAAGTGCTACGCCAGTACGAAGTTCAAGGTATCGAAGATCGCCTATAACGAACGCCGCGAAATCTGTGACCTGGTAATCGTCGACCGGAACAATAAAGTCCGCTTCAATATGAACGGACACGCACCGGCGCCACAAGCCACACAGAGCGCCACGAACGGGCAGAACGCCCAGGGTGGACAATCTACCAACCAACAGCAAAGAACCGCACCACAACCGCAAAACAGCGCCCAGACAGGCGGCGCCGCGTGTCCCGTGTGCGGCGGCCCTATCAGCGAAGCTGAACGCCGCTATTCCATGAACAAATTCGGCCGTGAAATGTGCCGCGCCTGTCAGAAAAACGCGTGAAAGGTGGTGTCATAAATGCCCAGCCGCATTTTGAAAGAATCAATATGTACGTCTGAAAGTCTGGCGTACTTATCGGCGGAAGCCGAAGTCCTGTTCTATCGTCTGATCGTAAAAGCGGACGACTTCGGCCTGTACTACGGAAGCCCGAAAATCCTTGCTTCCCTTCTCTTTCCGCTGAACGTACCGACCGAAAAGAAGGTGTCTTCCTGGCTGGCTGAACTTGTGAACGGTGGCCTTGTGGCTACATACAGAGCCGAAGACGGTCGGCAATACCTGAAACTTCTGTCCTGGGACAAACACCAGAACAGGCGCGCAACAAAACCCAAATACCCACTACCGCAAGAATTTGATAACACTTGCAGTCAAGGGGTATCAAGTGACAATTCTGACACTTGCGCGCAAATGCAAGCAGATTCTTCCGTAAACGTAAACGAAAACGTATTCGAAAACGTAAACGAGAAACGAAAACGAGTATCGGCGCAACGCGGCGCCGGAGTGGACGACACTTTTGACCAGTTCTGGTCAGTCTATCCACGAAAAGTCGGCAAGAAAGACGCCGTGAAGGTCTGGAATCAAATTCGCCCTAACCCAGACTTGACAAACCAGATCGTCCAGGGTGTGGAGCGCTGGAAGCGTTCTGAACAGTGGACAAAGGACGACGGCCGCTTTATTCCATATCCGGCGACATTCCTTCGCGGTGAACGCTGGAACGAATATGACCGCGCCGAAGTCATACCGTCCCCGAAGCCGGCCACCGTCAAGAACTACGACGACGGCGAAGACTTCCTGGACGACGGTGAATAATCATGGCCGACAACATCTGGACGGCCGCTGTCGAAGGTATCGCCGCCAGAGGTAGGGCGAACAATGGCGCCGAAGGCGACTACCGCGACGAAGAAGGCTTCCTGTGCTGTGGCAAATGCCACACCAGGAAAGAAGGCGACATCACGATCGGCGAAAAAACGCTTCGCGTTCCGCACCTGTGCAAGTGCGAATCAGAAGCCAGCCGCCAACGTGAAGCCGAAGAAAAGGCCGCCGAATTCCGGAAGCAATGCGAACGGCTTCGCAAAGACGGGATCACTGATCCGTCGTACCTGTCCCAGAACTTCACCCAGGACGACAACCGCAACGCCAGAATTTCCGACGTGTGCCGCCGCTATGTGGAACACTGGCCGGAAATGAAGGCCGACAATATCGGAATCCTGTTTTATGGCGGCGTCGGGACCGGAAAGTCATTCCTGGCCTGTTGCATAGCAAACGCCTTGATCGACAAACAGGTCCGCGCCAGCGTGACGAACTTTCCCCGAATCCTGAACAAACTTCAAGGCTTCGGCGAAGATAAACAGGAATTCCTGGACAAGCTGTCCCGATATGACCTTCTTGTCATCGACGACCTGGGCGTCGAAAGGGACACGTCCTATTCCGTGGAACAGGTCTTCAACGTCATAGACGCCAGAAGCCGCACCGGAAAGCCCTTGATCGTCACGACAAACCTTTCCCTGGCCGACCTTCAAAACCCGTCGTCCCTGGGATATTCCCGAATTTATGACCGAATTCTGGAAATGTGTCCGATCAGGCTGAAACTGGCCGGAGATTCCAGAAGAACCCAGAACGCACAAGAACGCCGCGACAAGGCGAAGCGCCTTCTGGGGCTTGAAAGGACGTGACAGAGTGAAACACTATAAACTGACAATCCCTGGCCTTCTGCCAGGACTGAACGAATATGTGGACGCTGAACGCGGCGCCAAAGGCAAATACAAGGCCGCCGCCATGAAGAAACAGGCTGAAAACGTAATCGGCTACATGATCAAAACCCAGCTTCGCGGCGTCCGCTTCACCCGTCCCGTGGTGATACATTACACCTGGATCGAACCGAACCGCCGGAGAGATAAAGACAATATCGCTTTTGCGAAGAAGTTCATTCAGGACAGCCTTGTCCATGCCGGCGTTCTTCAAAATGACGGCTGGAAACACATTGAACACTTTACCGATGACTTCGCTGTGGACCCGAAGAACCCCCGTGTCGAAGTCATAATCGAAGAATTTGAAGGAGGAAACAAAAAATGACTGTACGCGCAAAATTGAAAGACCTTGCACCTGGAACCGTATTCAACGCCGGACCGATTGACGTCCGCGTCCTGGAACACTTTGCCGACGGAAGAACCCTTCTGATCGCCGATACCTGTATCGCTGACCGCCACTTCGCGGATCAGCCGTTCAAGACCAGACCGGAAAAGCCGGCCGCAAATCCGAACGACTGGCGCTTCTCAAACCTTAACCGTGAACTGAATACCGAATTCCTGGCTACATTCGACCAGGCCGAAGGCCCTATCCGTTCAAAGGACATCTTGACGGCCGACTGGTCCCTGGCTGACCATGAGGGCGGCGAAGGTTACGGAATTATTCAGGCAAAGATCGCGCTTCTGACGCAAACCATGTATGAGAAATACGCCGATCAGGATCTACTTGAACTTGACGACTGGTGGTGGCTGATCACCCCGTACGCCGGCAACGCGTACAATGCGCGCCTTGTCCGCACGGACGGCGGTCGGGGCGC